CTTAGGTTACCTAAGGGACTATGTATTACTATATAATATAATAACATAATTTTAAAAACTTAAAGACAGTCTAGGTTACTCAAGGTATCCCTTAAGTATCTATCTAGTAGCCCCAACTATTGGGCATTATCTAAGAGATCCCCTAGGGAACCTGATACACCCTTTGACATGTCTTCATAACGGACACCCGCCTTTTCTTCCCTTGCCTTCTTAAGGGCTTGGGCTTCCAGCTCAAAGTTGCGGGGGGCAACCTTAGGTATCGGTGGTAGAGACTGAGAAGAACTTTGTTTTCTTCCTTGGCTCTTTGCATAAGGATGTGGGTTCTTGTGAATCATATTCATGTAGGTTTGCAATGTTCCCTTTTCTTCCAAAGCTCCTGAGACTTCTAGGGATCTAGCAGCCACAGCAATTGGACTTCGGTTTAACAAAGAGTTAACTGATGTGATATCACCAACTCCCTTAGCAACCTTCATGTAATCAACTTCCTCATCACCCGTGACTCCTTCTACAACTTCACTAACGCCTCTACCAATACTCTCTACAGCCCCGGTAGCAGCTCCCATACCGATGGACTGCATTGGACTACCGTAGTACTTCCAAGTGCCACCAGACATGTAGCTCAGACCGCTTAAGCCAGCCTCTAGAGCACCAGACCACATTCCCATGATAGGGGCAGACTTAGCTACACGAACAGCAAAGGCATGTGGGTTATCTGAGAACTCTTCAAGGATATCCTCGCCATCTCTTCCGGCTATCCACTCACGGAGTAGACCGATAGTGGCATCCAATGTTCCATAAAGAACTATGTTAGCGGCTAAGTACCGAAGTGTATCGCGGCTACCATAATCCATTATAACATTATCTTGGAACCCACGGATGTAGGAGCTAAGAGCATACCAGAGTTTACCAAGTGGTGTCTTGGAATCAATCGTAGTGACTCGACCCAAACCAATAGGTTCAGGTGATGATGTCTTAACCACCAGATCTTCTAGGGCAAGTCCGTAAGAACTAATAGCTTGCTCTAATACTTCTGGCTTAATACCATCAACAGGATGAGTGGTAGCATGCCAATATACATCAACCATGTTGTGTAGATTAACCCGACCCTCACCCTTCTTGTCAACCTTCTTAATTAAATATTCAAGATGTTTAATCTTCTCGACAGAGTTTAAACCATACTTCATAAAGACTAGAGCTTCCTTTGGGTTGAACCCGAAGCCAGTCTTTCTAGCCAATGTGTAGAATTGTTTACGGAGCTGATTCTCTGCTCCTGCGCTTGTCTCTGCAGCTGCCATATAGTCCTGCATGAGTTTCATCATGGCAGGATCTTCTAGGGCTACTAGTAGCTTTTGAATTCTACCTTTCTTAATATGACCATAGATCATACGCTGTAGTCGGACCTTAGCCATTGATCTGGTTATATTGGTGATCGCTTGTAGCGAACCAATAGTCTCAGCAACTCTAGCTCCAGACTCTAGAACACGAACGCCTCTATCTATCATACCCGTTGCAGGGCGAGGATTAATAAACTTACTCTTGATCTTAGATCCAATTGTAGAATCTAATTCAAACGCTCCTTGATTTGCCTCACCCAAGAATCGGGAACTAAACTCATACTTAATATTCTCCAGACCGAAGATCATGTCTCCAAGCTCAGAGTTATTCATAAGAGAGTTCTTTGAGACTCGGAAGTCTCCGACCACAAACCTTAAAGCACTAATGAGATTACCCGGAAGATGTAAAGGATTTGACTTTAGCGTTTCCATCATAAGCTCAGGCAATGCTCCAAGGAAGTAACCAGTAGCAACCTTAACTTTCATCAATGCCAATAGGCTTCTTGCAGCCGCTTGATCCTGATAAGGAAGCATAGGAAGAGTATCTGCATTAGATGCATATTCATCCTTAAGTCTTTGAATACCTTCCGTAACATCTTGGAGTCTTGCAGCCAACTGTCCGGGAGTCCAATTCTCAGCTTTAGCTATAGTTTCTAAATTCTGTCTGGACTTACTTGCGATATGAGGAAACACATCAGTGATTCTTACATTGCGAGTACCCATGAGTCTATCAAGTTCTCTCTGGAAGATAAGTTCAAATACTCTACCATTCATAAAGTAATTATAAGACTCAGCTAGATTGGTTCTAATGTGTTTTAGAATAACAGGATCAGATAGTACTTCTTCAGGAATCAAACCGGGAACAGCCAAAGCTGTCTCCGCTGCCTGATCAACTACCATCAGAGGTCTATCAATGTTAGTACCAGTGTTTCTCTGGTACTCACTGTATGCACCCTTCTTTGTCTTATAGTCTAACATCTCATTCATCTCAACTTCAATAAGCTCTCTACCCTTTAGGTAGTCTTGCCACCGTTGGGTATACAAAGACTTATTGCCATTGATTGCTTCAATGTAACGAACTCTATCGGCATCAGCTAGTTCACTAATAACCTTAGGCATTCGATATAATGTGATAACACCACTCTTATCATTTGTAAGAACAAAGTAATTCTGTGAGTCAGAACCATTAGCCAATGTAGCTAGAACACCTTTCTCACCAACAGTAATTGGATGTTCAGATATCTTTAGACCAGCTAGAGTCTCAGGGCTAAAGCTCTGAGTTGACTCACCGGGTCTAAAGTCTCGCTTGCCAGCAAACAAGGCAGTACCTCTCGCCTCTTTTGATGGAGCAACGTCTAGCCAACCAAGAACAATAAGTGTATTGATGTCTAAGATTGGTGACTTTAACTTACGAGTTCTACGAGCCTTTACAAGACCCGCTACAAAGAGAGCACGATCAGTTGGACTCATAGCTGAGAAGCTTTCATGGTTCAACTGAACTGGAGCATACTTCATAGGATCAAATGGCGTACCATCAGCAGCATTGCTATTAAACAAACCTGTTTCATTCTGTAAACCTAATATAGTTTGATTGGTCTGTCTTGTAATTTGTAACAACGAATTAGCTTCAACAGCAATGGACTTAGCTAGGTCTGGGGATAGACCAAGAGCAACAAGATCAGCAGGGGCAATAATAGTACCCTCTGAAAGCTTTGTATAACTTAGTACACCAACAGCTCTAACCTTATCTAGAGCTAGTCCACTATCCTTCAACTTTTTATTGAGTAAGAGTTGTTGTCTAGCAATACGGGTAATCATCCGGGCTTCATCAGACTTACATTGTCTTGCAGTTCGGAAAGCTTCCTTACCTGCTCCAACTAAATGTCCTGACTGTGCTCGGTTGTCTTCAAACCAACGAGACAGGAATCGAATATCCTTCTGTAGATTTCTAATGGTCTTACCAGTCTGACTAGCTGCTTGACTTGAGTTAGCCATCCAACTCATCATAGCTCTCCACCAGTTTCTAGATGATCGCTCACTACCACCAAAGATTGCTCCAATGAGACTACCTTGACGTAGCAATACTGATGCACCTTCGGCAGAGTTACTGACACCAGCATCAATCATCCTACCCATGTCACCTCTAGGTGTTTCCTTTATTGGCTCTATTGGGAGATCCAACTTCTCAGGAACACCCACTTCATCACCAGCCTTAGGGGCTGGAGCGGGAGTTGGTTCAGGTGGTGTAGGCACTGGAGACTCTGCTTTAGTGGCATCACTTACTTTCTTTCGAGGAGTCTTAGACTCCTTGGCAACTAAAGTAAATGCAGTAGCATCCTCAGATGATTTAACAATATTCAATTCATCCAAAAGAATAGGAGGCATGTAAGCATCACCAACTTCCTTGGCAGCAAGTACCATGAGCTGACGCTCTGATAGAGACTTGAAACCCGGAACAGTAGCAAGCTTCTGAACATTCTCAGCCCGTAGCTTATCTACCGCAATCCAGAACTTGGATATACCCTCATCACCAAAGACAGCTCTGTTAGCTTCAACAATTGCTTTGTTGATAGTAACAAACTTTGTCCACAGTGCCAACAGCGTAGGAGAATACGTATCAACTGATTGATCTATATTCTTCATGCGTGTCCAGTAGTTCTTTAAGAATAACTTTAAGAACCCTTGGTCCATTCCGTTGTCACGAAGTAAATCTTTATCATCATTAACAACCCGCTCTATTCTTTCTGTCTCAGTAGTCTTAACAACGTCTGATACAGTCTTTCGTGGAGCAGGGGGAGCAATGCCACCTGTCTTAGTAACTCTAACTGGTGCGCCTTCGCTGGCTGCAAGTGGAACCGGAGTTGAAGGTAGATCTTCCACAGGTGCTACAGCCGGAGCTGGAGTTGTGGTTGGTTCTACTACCTCAACCTTAGGAGGTTCAACGGCAGCTGTTACAGTCTTTATTGGCACACCTTTCTTAACCTTAATCTTTGTTACAGAAGGAACACCCGCCTTAACCTTAGTTTCAGTAACACCCTTAACAACCACAGGTGCATCAGCTTGAACTGGTATTACTACACCGTCTGAGAAGACGAGAGCATCAACGCCCATTCTATCTGCAACCTTCATAGTGGATGCCATCTTAACTTCGTTAGCCATGAACTCAGCTGCGGTCATAGTCATTACTAGTGGCTTCTTAGGAACAAACGACACAGCTTCTTTGGTTGACACATCACTGTTTTCAATGATGGCATCAACTTGTTTCTCTGGTCGTAGTACAGCTTCTGGAACATTACCAGTAACTTCCGAAGTAGCTCTAAACAATGTACCCTCTTCCACCTTTGTAACAGGTGTCATAACTGGAGGGGCATCGGTCTTTTTACTTCTAGCAGCCAAGGCTTGCTTCTCTAGCAAGCGACTTCCAGCATCAATTGGAGTAGACACTTGCTTTGGAGTTGGAGCATCTTCGGCTTGCTTAACAATCGCCTTAACTGACTCTGGCTTTTCTACTGCCTTAGTAACAACCTGATCCATTTGCTTAACATGCGCTAGAAGAGAGTCTTGAGTTTCTACTAGCTTAGCCTTTGGATCATATTCAATAGCCTTACCAATAGCAACCATCTTATCATACAACGCATTTCTGCGGTTGCCAATAGTTCTATCTTCTACTTTCTTACCAAGAAGCTCGGCTGACTTAGAAGCTAATTCTTTATCGGACTCAACCGATAGCAAAGCTTTAGCTAGCGTAACTTCTTCTGGGGTTAAGAGAGCATTGTTTGTGAGATTATTCCATGTCAATGCTCTGTCAAACATAATAGCACTGAATTCTTTTTCAGTGGTTGGTACAAACTTACCAGCATTTTGTTTAGGTGCAGATCCTAGTTTGGTTTCACCGTCTGCAGTTTCTCCTTGCTGGGCATTCTTACCACCTTTACCTATTCTCTTGTCAGAGATGACTTGGTTTCTGCGTAGTGTTGAAGCAAGCTTAAGCAAAGTTTTTTCAGTTGGCAAAGTACCGGCTTCAAGTTTGCTAACAAGATATGGTTTATGAAAGTATAGCGTACTGAGTTGTTCGGTTGTAAGTTTCTTTTCTCCATACAATCTAACAATAGTATCATCTAGATTTGCTACAGTAAGTTCTGCACTGCCATCGGAAATAGCAGCAAGTGTTGTAGCTTCCTTTACCTTAGCTTCTTTTGCTTTGACTGCTTTCTTTGCCTTAGGCGTTTTAGCAGCCTTGGCGGCTTTACTTGGTTCCTTTGGTTTCTTAGTAGAAGGAAGTTCCCACTTACCAGAAGTTTCATTTAAGACAATAGCCCCAGTAGTAATCATTTTATGAATACCAGCTAATGCTGCTTCAGGGGTCATGTTTGGAGTATCACTTATCTTTTGAATCAATGCTGCATCAATGTTCTTAAGCAAAGTAGGAATACTCAGATGAGTAATATCCTTGTTGCTTAGGAATGCGGCAATCGAATCAACAGCAATGTCCTTAGAAGACCAGATAGGAAGATCCATATCTCGCATACTCCAATCAACTTCAGACATTACACCTTCAGGTACTTCAAGTATTTGTTGCGTATCAAAGACAGCCCAGTTGATTACATCTTTTCCATTGGGTCCAACTTCCTTAACGCGAAGTCCATCAAACCCATTGGCTTTAATAAAATCAACTAAGAGTTGGTTTTCTATATCACTCCAATAACCCAATGAAATAGTGTTGATTGCTTGTTTAATTCGATACGGTTCATCTGCTTTCTTAATTGTTTCATTCAGATATGCTGAAAGAGATAGCTCACCAGATTTAAAACCCCTTTCTATAACTTCTAAATGCCCTTTTACTTTATAGTTAAATGGGCGAGAAACTGCAATAGCCCTCTGTACAATACGACCAGTGCTACCAGTATAATCCTCAGCAAAGCTTTTGCTCTCTGTGAAGAATACTAATCCCATCTTATTTAATTGAAAGTTATCAAACTCAAAAGTAGTGCCATGAGATAGGAGTAATGGTTTGCCCGTCTTTTTATCTACAGCCACGCTATCCCCAAAGACCTTTTGGAATCTTTCTACGGGATCTAGAGAAGGAACAGGAGCAACATAAAGATCACTTTTACTTTTAATATCAGCTCTTAGTACTGTTTCAATATTATTAAGAGATGCTTGTATAAAGTTTGTTTGACCCTTGTCTTCAATATCAATTCCAATAATGCGTTTTAATGAATTCCACACTACTTGTGTAAAGGAATTCTTTGATGCTCCAGGAGATTTATTTAACCCCTGTACTTCTAGATCTACAAATAGATTTCTAAACTTTTCATTTGCTAAGAACTCAGCAATGAATTCATTTAGATTAGTTAAACCATAAGTTAACCGTCTACCTTCTTTAGTAGTCTTATCTATTCCCAGTCTATTAACATGATCATTAGCATCACGATAAGCTTGTATTAACTCTGCAACAGCTAGAGATTCTTTATATAGAGTTGACTCTGGATTAGTAGTTGCTAACTTAGCTTGCAGTTCTCTATCCCAACGGAAGTCATTTATATCTAAAGGACGATTAGTATTTATTTTTTGTGCTTCTAAAATAGCATCAATCTTATTCCAGACACCAGCATGTATAATCTCATGGACATTAATATTACCACGATCAAATCTAGTGTTTAAGCTTATAGTATTTAGTCTTGAGAAGAATCTACCACCCACATTATCTGCAAGCTGTGTACTCTTAAAGACTTGCTTAGCTAAAGTAGTATTATCTAATACTTTTAAAAGAACAGCGGCAACATCTTTATCTGCTTCAGTAACTGCAGTTTTAGTTGCAGGATCTAGTAGATTGTTTAATGTGTCTTTGACAGTTCCAATTAAAACATCAGGAGTATCATAGTCTACATCCCTACGGATATCAACATCAAAGACACCTTCTGTTTTGAGAGTATCAATGTAATTCTTATGATGTACCAAAGTAACCAGATGAGCAATATCTGCAAAGCCATTATTCTTATAATAGTCTTTTAAGGTATGCATCAACGGTTGATTCAAGTATGGATCGTTTCTTACTTGTTCTAATAAAGCAAGTCTATCAGTTTCACTAAGACCGTTCTTAATAGCCCCTTCGTCAACAGGGTTGTCTAGCAACTCCATAAGCGAAGTAGCTTTGGTTCCCCAGAAGGTATGTGAGTATCGACTAGGTTTATTTAGAGGATCTAAATAATTAGTAGCTTGCATCTGGGCTAGACCACGATCTTCATAAGTAGCAGCTAAGATGGTTTCAAAACCACCCTGAACTGATTCAAAAGATGAGGCTCCCATGCTAAACAATCTTCGTTGCATGAACTTGATACGATCATTTTTACTCATTCCAACTAGTTTTGCATAGTCTGGAGTAGTAAGTAAGAAGGCAGTCTTAATAAGCATAGATCCAAACTGGGTTTGCTTATATGTACTATAGACATCAACCAAGTCTTTCATATATACAGTAGGATTGCCCTTCATGTCAATAGCTTGTCTGCCATTGCTCTTTAGGATTGTCAATGCAACAATCAGAGAAGGATCTCTATCACCTCTCATAATGAGATTATATTCACCACTAGTTAACATAGCTCTCTTAACAACTTCTGGACTATGCTCTGGTAGGTTCTTAACTATCCAGTCTTTTACAAAAGTGTTAAACACATTAGAGGCAATATCACTTGATACTGTCTGTGCATTTACTGCAGCTGCATATGCTCTTGATAAGTCTGGAACAGAGATAGCTTTAGATGCAGCCATATCCATTTCAGTCAAACGATTAATCAAACCATTAACAACAGTGTAATGATCTGAAGTATCAAACATAGTGGCTGCAAGTATAATGCCTTGTTCCATGCTGTTGATGATAGATCTAAAAGAAGATACTTCAATTGGAGCCATCTGTGATACAGCGAACTGTGCTTCAGTAAATAGAATCTTTGAGAAGGACTGAACAAATACTTCTTCTGCATTCTGAAGATGATACACACTCAGGAAGTTAGCGGAGAGTAATGGATCAGCCATGTTAGCTACATCTAGATTTAATAAGGATGGTCCATAGTTTTTAGTGAGACTATTGTACATCTTTAAATTATCTACATAGATATCAGATGTTGCACTTGATTGGAAATAAGCATGTCCAATTTCATGCAAGACTGTGATAGCTCTTCGCTCTGAGTCATCACCAATCCATGAGCTGTTCATTACTATTGTATTAAGGTTTGCGTTATAAGCACCAATTGTTGTGTACTCAATGAATCCATTCGCATCTACAATTGATTGAATTTTAAAGTCTACTGCAAAAGCCTTGGAGTCAAAGTTTAAATGAACTACAGAAGCTAATAGAATAGCTTGGTCAATTTCATTAATGAATCCAGTATCTACTAAATCATTGGTGAACTGAAAGAACTTCTCAGCATTAGCTTGGTTACCAGAGACTAGTGAAGAGAACTTATTAATGTCATCCTTAAGTGCGTTGATCAAAGCCATTCGCTTTGGATTCAACTTCTTAATCTTAAGGGCTTCTTTAATTGAGTCCGTCAATCTATTAGATGGCTTACGAGCCACACCACTGATGTCTGCCTTTAGGGCTTCAACAGTACTTGGACTGACTGTGCCAGTAATAGCAACTTCAGTGATTGCAGCATCAAGGATATCTAAGACTTCTTTTGGAAGATCAGCACGGAGTTCAGCCTTCCTTGTGGGGTTAGCTACGATCTCTCGCGCTGTTCCCAGCAAGCTGACTGCAGCCTTTTCAGCTGCTTCATTCTTGGCTGCTGAGGTAATCACGGTAGATCTAGCATCAGCTACATGTTCCGTAATAGTCTTAACAGATTTCTTGACACCACCAAGACTATCACTGAGAGCCTTACGCTCTGGCTTGGACAGAGACTTAGTGTATTGTTTAATCATACCACGCCGCTGCGACTCCATAATCGCATAGGCTTTCTCACGAGCAGGGGTTAACTTACCTGCTTCCTTTTCCTTAAGTCTGGTTGTATTCAGATGTTCTTCGGATGCATAAAGAATCCGAAGTCTATCTGTAGTTCCCATGTCACCAAAGGTATCACCCGTCCCAGTAAGGGAAGCGCGTTCCTTAACCGCATCCCCCGCTGAGTTCTTACGGGATATCTCAGTAACAAACTCAATGATGTTGCTGAGAGTACCATTAGCACCTGTGCGTTCAGCATAGGCTTGTCTGGTTTCGTTGTCCAACCGTCTGGTCATAGGAACATCAGGGGTTGCTCTAGCGGCATCAGGAGTCACTGCAGCACGAGCATCAGCTCTATTGACTGCAGTCTGGGTTTCATTACTTAGCTGCTGTGCTGAGGGCTTTACACCCTCTAGCTCGGCTTCGGTAATGATCTTCTCATGGAGGGGTAGATCAACTGCTACATCCTTACGACTTAACTTGCCTTTGTAGAATCCCAGAGCCTCACCAACGCTTGTACCTTCATAGGTAAAGCGTTTGTCTCCGGTCATACGAACTACAGATTCTCCCAGAGGGGCAACATTGACACCCTTGAGTTTGTTTAGGAAAGCCCCAGCCGTACTACCTACAACTTGGGGTAGCACACCAAAGCCCAAGAAGCCGATTGCAAACCCCTCACCACCAGCCCAGCCAATGCTTGAAAGATCATAATCCTTCTGCATTTCTGGGTCAGCAAAGACAAGGGCATTAGCATAAGCAATTTGTTTTTCTTGTCTGGTAGTCTCTTGCAAGGCTGCACCAACTCCGAAGATTGCACCCGTTAGAGTAGAGCCACCAATCAAGCCAAGATTCTTGGCATAGGTTGGACTTATTCCCAGAGGAAGCTTAGCAATTGTTGAAGCAACATTACGAGCTGCTCTAAAGACAGTTAAACCTGTAGTAGGAGCTGCTGCTGCTGTAGCAACTAAACTACCAACACCACCAGTAAGAACTGTAGCTCCAATTTCTAGGGCAATAAACGGAATGGTATCCGAAGAATTTATAATACCACCAATCAAATTATCTCTGATTAGTCGCCCACTGTCCAGATATCCGGGAGCATAGGCTTCAATTCTTTTTTGAGTATCACCCTTAAAGATTATTTCACCAATTCTAAAGTTGGCTTCATCTTCATTGAGTGCTGTTCTAATTGTACTTGGTGATATACCATTTTCAATAAAACCCTGTTGGACGGTAGGATCTAAATTACGCCACCACATAGCAGGATCAAAAGTTAAATCAACTCGGTTACGAATCTTTAGAATATCATCAATGCCTCTAGCAATCTTAGTATTCTTAGTAGGATTATAAGCTGCATTGTATCCATCATATAAAGCACCTGCGGCTCCATAAGTATACGCATTTAGAATCTTACCATAGACTTCTGCTTGTGAGCGGAAGGCATCAACTACAGAAAAACCAAGATCTGTTTTAGTAACCTCGCTTGCCTTTGCATAGGCAAGCTGGTACATCATAGCATTCACTCTTTTTTGTGTTGGAGTAGGATTCTCAGGATCTTGTGGTTCTTGTTTAGCAATAGGTAACAACTTGGAAAGTATGGAGCGAAGGTTATCTTGCACTTCAGGAGTTAACTGACTGGCTCCAAACTCTACCGGAGCTAAGGGATCATCTTTCTGACCCATTAAAATACCACGCTGAAATGCACCCAATGAATAATCTTGGAACTCATTAGGTCCCATACCTAGATACTCCGCAATCTTTTGTGCATAGCCCTGAGCACTACCTGTGCTAATAGACTCTGCTTGTGATAGAGCATATAAGTTATTGTAAGTATCTTTTTGGGTGTTAGGCTGTGGTCCCCAAAAACCCGGTTCATGCATTCTTGCAATATCAACATAGTTAGGAGCACCCTGATAAGCCATCAAGAATTGATTCCCAGTTGTGTAGTATTGTGGTTGCAGTCTCGGTGTCTCTGGTGTCTCCGGTACTATAGGAAAGTTGTTAGTGTAATTAATCATTCATATCCTTTCTGGGGGCAATGCGCCATAAAGAGGATTACTTTTCTAGCAATCGTTTTGTAATTGTTTTAATCCAGAGTTGGTCTGGAGTATATTTAGTTGTTCTACTCTGTGGGAGTAACCAATGCATTAAGAAGTCTTGTCGGAGATCAATGAATTGTCTAGGATCTCTTAACTTCATTTCAAATTCTTTTGTAGCTTCTTGTCGCTTCCTGTTGCGTTCTTGAGGACCAGAGTCTTTTTCATCAAGGACTGACTTAACTTGGCTTTCTTGATAAACATTCCAAGCCTTGAGGGCTGAGTCTACCCATTGCTTTTCCTCGGAAGGAGCAAGCGGGAAGGAAGTAGAATCAACACCAGCAACAGCTTCATCAAAAGTCATACGAACTTTGGAACCTTGACGCTCCTTAAGAAGTCTGTCTCTTTTAATATTAAGTCTGATTTGATATTCAAGAGCAGCGGGTTCCCACTTCTTGGCTACAACATCAGCAATAACTTTCATGTAAGTATCTTTTGAAACACCATACATAGGTTGTTTAGTACCCTTAAGAACTTCAGCTATAACTTTGGTTGACAGATCTTTATCAAATGCAGTCAGAAGAAAGTTTGCTGAGTCTTGTGAAAGTTTAACATCTTCATCGCGTGTTCTAAGAATAGCTACTGGGTCACCAACAGTTTGTGCTAATACAGAATCTATATCACCACCTACCATTGCTTCTTTAAGTAATGAAGCTTTGAGGTTATCATAACCTTGCTGCATCATATTTTGTCCGGCTTGTTGGAAAGCATCCGGACCTGTTCCAGTTTCTTTCATTGCATTAGGAATAGCCATAGCTGCATCTGGAAGTGCGCCCACTGCATCTGATAGAGCAGGTATTAATTCGCTAGCCGCTGTGTCCATAGCCTGTCCAAATGTTTTAGTCTGGTATGGCTTAATATATCTAGAGTTACCCGGAAGTGCATACTGTTGTGGAAGATCAGACCATTCCTTTGGTAGTTCACCTGTATCAAAATACAGACCAGTGAAATCATAGGTCTTCATTTCAAGAAGACTGGCAGGGGAATTTAAACCAACCAAACGATTGTTATCCATAAACTCTATAAAAGATTTCGTAAAAGCAGCAATTTGTGAAGACGGTAGAACTGTTTTCTTTTGGATAGATGCTTCAATTGGCATTGCAGAACTACGACCAATCATTTCTAGGCTGGTTCGTTTAGCCGCTTCTTTGTTTTTATTATCTGTTAAGATAGAACCAAAGACGCTGTTGAATCGTGCAGTATAAGTAGCTTCATCTTCATTGGGCTTACGCCCTTCAAAGTAAGGCTCCATCTCTGTAGTATCAACATCTTCACCAGCACGGTAGACATAGAATACATTGCTATCTTTTTGCTTCCAAATATTGCTACCACCACGAGCTGAGCTATCCATATTGCGAACAAACCTATCTGAGTTTGGTCGGTATAGGGACATACCTGCAGCTGGACCAGCCTGAACTACTGAATCACCTTCGTGAATTGGCATAGGAGGACCACCTGATAATAGAGATCGCTTATAAGCATTCTCTGCAGCAGCCTCCATAAAGTCTGATTGGTCTTGTCTGTTCTCTAACTTAGCTACGGCAACGCCGAGAGTGTAAGAGATAAAATCAGCAACAGTAGTAATACCTTTTTTCTTTGCGTCTTCAAACATTATGCCAAAGTTCTCTTGACTAAAGACAGCAGTTTTTTTCTCTCCGGTTATATCGTTCTGTAGTAGATACTTGATTTGTTTGAGGCGAGGATCCGCTTCAACAATATCCATAATCTTATCAGCATTAACAATGAAGATGGTGCTTGCCTCATCTGCAGTCATGTTTGCTAGTAATAGCTTGTCTTGATTAGCAAACGCTCTAGCAACAGCCTTGACAGCTTGTGGCTCTGCTTGTCTCATAATAATACCCATCTCTTGTGGGAGTATTCCTGCCGCTTCACTGCTAGGTACAATCGTATAAGAAGGAGTCTTAGTTATTTTATAACTTTCTAGATTCTCTAGTGTCATACGATATGCACCCCCATTGTCTCTTGATGCGGGTACTCTTAATATAGGAGTGCCATCATTTCTACGCGGGGTAAACACACCATTGGAATCAATCTGAGAAGCGGGAGTAAGATAGGGAAGTACATCTACATTACCCATCATAATCCTTCGGTATCCCAGAGGAAGACCGCCAGTTGATGAGGTCATAAACCCTTGCTCTCTTGGACTAACACTATATTCGATTCCCCATTCTGACATGGGTGGAATCTGTGCATAACCCTTTTTGACTGCAGCAAGTTGTGCGGCAAAGTCTGCCTCTGCGGTTGCTCCTATTACTGGAACATATCCATTGAGTTTCATTACAGCAGCACTACAAGCAACGGCAAGTCTACCTTGCTCACCCACTGGAATAACTCTAGAAACTTGTGTTTTATCTTCTAGACCATTTGGTTGATTAACAACCATGTTGTCTAAGAAAGAGGTGTAGAGTCGTTCATTTAAATCAGGGACTAAACCCTTTGCAGTTTTAATTGCGGAGTCTCTAACAGCAGTAGGGTTAGTCAGATCATCTGTACTATAGGAACTTGCAAAGTGTGTATCAAATATATTAAGCTTTGTGTTTTCAGGCTTAAGAGTATTTGTGTAAGATAAATCAGGACTTTCAGCAGAAACCATACTACCATCAGCACCCTTTACAGCGGTAATACCCCGGTGGTTTGCAAGTGTCTTATTAAACGTAGCAGCAAACGCAGCTACCTTACTTGCATCTAAATCACCAGCGCGACCTTCAACTAGAAACTGTCGTCTATTAGCTTCAACATAAGCCATAGCTCGTAGGGCAGTTCCAAGTAGTTGTGGATTGTTTTTTAAAACACGGACAAGACTCTCAGGTCCACCCGCATCCTTTACAGTATCTCCATTAAGTTCTACCAGTAAATCGGTTAGTTGCTTGTCATTCAGACCCAATGCTTGTCCAACAAGAGGGCGAACAATGTTATTTAGATATACTAATGTAGTGGCTTTAGTTGCAGCACCTTTTATATAAGGGCTGTCTTGTTGTGCGAAAGTTAAAATCTCATTGACTACACCAATATCTGCTGCGGTTATGTTTTTTAATTCTGATAGAGTTTGCATTGTGCCGCCCTTTTGAACAGCATCTCTAAGGACTATAGCCATGCCCATATCTTCTTCATTCAATCCGATTTCCTTTAGGTTATCAGATAGTGTTGAAACAGGAAGTTGATTTAGCATCAGAGCAACACGAAACATTTCTTGTGGTGATCTTGTAGCAATTGGCTTACTAAATACAAACTTAACGACATCCGCTGAATCTGGAGCCAGCATACCTTGATGAGATGCAATAGCTGAGCGATCTCTATATTCTGCATAAGGACTAAACTGAGCATAGTCAACAAGCTGCTTAGTCTCATTTTCATTTAAGCCATCTTGACTTGCTGCAGAATTCCAGAGCCACTGACCTGTAGCTGGATCTAGGATTACTACTTGGTTACCAGCAGCATCTACCTTTGGTGTAAGTTTACCATCCTTTAGTTGCGTAAAAAAGTAAGGTGTATTAGTTGGATCGGTTGGAGAAACTGGGGGATATTGAGATCCTACAGCATTCAATGGAGAAGCTCCAGCTAATACCAGATTTGCAGTATCACCAGCCTTATAAGGGACTGCGCCAAACTTTGCTTGCTTAGCATCAAACTCTTTCTTCTGCTTACCAATGTTATTGAATTGAGCATCAAACAAAAGCTTTGTTGATGCAGCAGAGATATCTCTATCAGATGAACGAACTCTTAAGGCGAGTTCTTGATACCTAGAACCTAGGCTCTTAATGTCTAGCTCAGGATCCCAGTAATCAATGGCGGGTTCAAATAAACCACCCTGATTATTCTCTACGACATCTCTTGCCTTGTCATTCCACTCGGTTTTATATTCATTAATTCTTGAAATTAAGCTATCCATGATTGGCTGGTCTATTGCTATACCTTTAGCTCTAGCTTCAGCTTGCTTTGTATTGAGTTCAATATATGCATTATTTAGCTTAGTTGAATATACATCCTTAAGTTCTGCAATAGCATTACCCTTAGATGAAATTAAGTTATTAACTACAGCACCAAAGGTTTCATTGGCAATCTTAAAGCCACTCTCGCCTAATGCATACCAATCAATATCTGCACCTTCAACTCCAATAGGTTGCTGTCCAAATTGGGTTGGGGTTTCCTTGTACATGTTGATGGACTCAGGCGGCACAAAGCCAGCCTTTGGTCCTTCTTCAAAGATTGTCTGTTGTAATGGATTAAGCTCAGGTGCTGGCATTGGTTGTATCTCCAAACATATTAGGGTACTTAGACATAGCTGTATAAATACTTTCTGTTAGTTCTTTTGTTGTTTTAATTCTACCAGCTGCAATCTCCCCACGAAGACCACGATATACTTGGTCTTTAGCGGAAGACTCTGGGTTAACTGCAAAGGCTTCATTCCATCTATCAATGTTATAATGACCTGACTCTAAAAGCTTAGAGACTTCCATTGCTGATTGCTTCTCTTGTCTAGAGATAACACTGCGTTGGGAATAGATCTTATTCTCAATGGCTTCCTTGATTGGCTGTGTTGCTGTGTCTTTAACTAAGACTTGTTCAGCAAACGAAGGAGCACCATATGGATCATTTGGTAAAGCTTGCTTGCGGTCTTGTAGACCAAAGCTTGGGACAAAGGATCCATTCTGATTGTAGATACCAATACGACCATTGACTACAGAGGCTACATCAAACAAGTTCATTTGTTCTAGCTTCATAAAGTCAGAGGAGTGTTGGTCAGTAGACACATCAGGGTCTAGCTCATTGTCCATAAGGAACTTATTAACCTTACCACTCAATGTGTTAGAGTAGACTTGACTAGCCTTACTGAAGTTAGCCGTAGCCACTACAGTTGAAAGCTTAGCTAGCTCTGGAGCAAGGGCTGATCTTGCCCACTCAGGAGAGTTAGCCATACGATCTCGTAGGAAGAACTCCTTACTGGAGACTCCACTGATATTGTTTAACTCAATGAGACTGGTGTTGATAAAGTCACTGACTGCCCCATCCTTACCAGATGGGTGCATCTTCTCGTATTCCTTCCAGAAGTAGTTTCTACTATTGTTGGAAAGACTGTCAAGGGAATTATTATTCTTCCAGTAATTGAATCTATTCTGTGCGTTAGTAGGATACATCTTAGTTGCTAACTCTGTGATTTGATTAATCTTAGCAATGTCTTGCTTGTCAATCATGTCTTCAGTGTTAACTGCATCTACCATAGTAATGTTTGTTTCAGTTGCAATCTGTTGCAATGAAGAGTATAAATCTTTCTTAGCCATTGGTTATCCTCCTCTTTCTGAGTAAGGCATGGGTGCAGGAGCACCACTGCCACCGCCACCGGGAAGTTTAAAGCCATACTGTAGACCAGACTGAATACCAACAGATGCTCCCGACAGACCAGCCTGAATTAAACCAGTGGTCAATGCAGTTGAGGAGTTGTTAGCAATACCACCCTTAGATGGAATGAAGACTCCAAGGTCTGGAGCAAAGGCATTGCCTCGTTGTCCTAGTCTTGTTTGTTGTTGTGTGATGATGTCTTGGTAGGCACTACGATGGTTCAGCTTGAGGGCTACCATGTTGCTACCTAAGGATTCAATGTTCTGACGAAGCATTGCTCTAGCCGTTCCACTACTTGCAGTGATACCACGGGCTGTCATTGAAGAGATGAACTGTGCATTGACCTGTGAGGTTTGCTTGCTTAGTGTACTCTTTTGATTTGAGAATGACTTGTCTAAGTAGTACTCCGCTAGTGCTCGTTCAGTTGCAGCACCCTTTTCAATCTGGACACTACGCTGAAGGTTGGCTTGAAACTCTCGCATAACATTTCTGTCTTGCGTTGCTTTTGCCCATTGGTTCTGAAAGTTTGCATTCCGTTGCTGGATTTCTGCTGCCTTTGCTGCTGCGTCAGCCTGACTTGCTGAACCCAATGCACCCATAATACCCGAACCTAAAGCCATTGCTCCCATTGCTCCTGCTGCAATTACTCCCATTTGAGTCCTCTTTCTAAGAAGGATAAGATATCTGGTATTGAATCTGTGAGATCCTCAGTATTTACCCGCATTATTTTATTTTGATTTTGTTTGTTGAGCCACTCATTTAAATAAGTAGCATGCTCGTAGAATATATCCACTGGGTTAATTAGATCAAGAAAGATAGGATGTAGTTCACACTCGTCTTTAAAGACTTTGTATATACTATGCATCTGAGCCAGCTTATCTTTTCTTTCTAAGACAACAATACGAGATATTCTGTTTGTGTTAATGGTGATTAAATTAGGATACCAAAGTTTAACAATATGGTTATTAAGTTCTTTGGGATTGAGTGTGTTTGTTTCCCAGTATCCCTCAGGGTTGTGTTTGGGAACAACTATGTTATTGAATGCCTCCCCTATGATGGGGAGTCCTGCCTTCTTAGCACTTTGCATTACAAATGAAGTACCAGTACGGGGACCAATACCTGTTACAACAGCTATACTCATGGACGATTTCTTTTTAATATAGATTTACCGAACTTACCCTTTGGAATATCTTTTCCATTTAACAAAACAGCACCAGAAAGTCTAGTACCTAGAATACCAAGTGCTCTTGTGTTTCCCATCCAATCCTTAATCTGGTTCTTATAATCTTCTTGTTGCTTATTAATCAGTTCTCTATCTGGATCAATAGCCAAAGCATTTATCCAATGGGACACAGCAGCACTGAGTACATCAACACGGTCATCATGCTTAAGAGCACCCCGTTTGTTCTGTAGTCGAGTGATCTGCATCTGATTCTCTTTGTCTTGGATAACTCCAACATCAAATACAAGACGGTGTTGTGCCATGATTGGCTCAAGTGTACTTAAGATTCTATTCTCTTTAGATCCTGTAACCTTGTACTCTTCAATACCAATCTGTCCACAACTCTGTGCAATGACAGGCTGGATGATCTTACCAAACATACCATCACCATAGTTAGACTCATACTTAACAAGGTTAATCTTGTATTGATTAATAAGCTTACAGATCTTCATCAGGGTAGGACTATCGTATCCCCCTTGGATACCCGTAAGTTCATGTATCACAATATAACCATGAGCAAAGGAAGCCACACATAGAGCTGTCTCATCCGCACCACGACCAGAGGGATCTATGAATAAGACCGTCTGATTGTAGGGGACAAAGGATGGCTCAATATGCATAGGCTCATAAACAAGATCACCCTTCATACCAAATGAAGAGACTCTTTTATTGACTACACTCTTAGCATGAACTACCTTGACTGGGAAGACCTGTGGATCTACATCCAATACAATTAAATCTTCTAATCTAAGGGGGTATCTTTTGACATCTGAAGTCGATGTCTTAAGCTTGTAGTGTAAGTCAAAGTTGGTCGGACCAATCTTCGCTTCAATTTCAGCAAGCTTTTCTGTGGGAAATCTTTCAGGCTGAGTCGATTCTCCCGGCTCAAAGCCCAGACCAAGAATATATTCATCAACATTTTCTATCTCTTCGGGGTTAGTTAAGTCTGGCATGACAGCCGGAAACTTAACGGTGGGGTAAATCCCACCTAGTTTATTATATACAGAGTCTTTAGATTGTGGTGTACCCAAGAATCGGATACTAGCCACATCAACTTTATTTACTACATTCTCTAACTCCAAGCATCTCTCCCAGAGTTTCTCTCTAGCCTGAGGGGAGTCAGAGTTTTCTACAATCTCAACATCATCACCAATAATCTGATCGGCATGTAGACCTGTGATCTGTGAGGTAATACCCTTAGCCGTTACAGACAGATCCTGTCCGAACTGGGTACGGGTATGTACATTAAAACCAAAGGCACTGTCCTTGTCATTCTCTAATGGCTCCAGATCCTTCATGTAAGGAACCTGAGTTAGGATAGCTCTGGTCTGGAATACAAACTTAATAGCCCGGTCAGCCCCTGCTGATAATACAAGTATTGTAGTATTGTGATTTAACAAGAGTAACCATGAGACATAGCATGCCATGATAACGGACTTGCCGTCACCACGCCCTGCCTGTAGGAGCATATCCTTGGTTCCTACTTGGAGCCGATGTGCCATAGCGTATTGCTTAGGGGTAGGTTGACCCAAGCCTAGGTACTTGAAACAAAAGTAAAGATGGTTTCTAAAGTCTTCTAGGACTTCTGGTGGAGCTTTCATAGAAGGCTTCCTTTCTAAGCCCCCTAGCAGGGGCTATAAACGGTTTCTCAGTCAATGGGCTATCTTGCTAGCCCAAGTACAATCAAATGGTTCCTAAGGGCATTCCTGCCCCTAGGAACCGTTGTGTTAAATCTGGGTAGACTTAAATTTGAATGGCATCTTAGCCTTCATTGCCACCTCTAGGGTGTCAAGGGAGGTCGTAGGGATACCATCTAGAGCTTCCCGGTTGTCGTTGACCACGCCACGAATGACTTGGTACAGACCGGGGGTACTCTTTGTATCGTCCTGAAGATCGTCTAGAAGACGCTCAATAAGACGAGCATTTAATTGAGTGATAAGTTCTTTATTCACTTCTTCTTGAACAGCTCAGGCAGCTTGCTCACTGGAACGACTGATCCAGCGATATAGCCAACCACGCAAAGAAGACATGCAAACCAAACTGAACCGATAAATGATGCCATAATATTATCCTTGTACTTTCTTATATGCAGCATCGAAGGCAGGATCTCCTGCTCTGAATGCTGCGATTGCTTCTCTAATGGTAGTAGGATCTGATTCGTCCTTGGCTTCAGCAAGCAACTTAGCTTGTTGAATCTTCTTCTCTGGGATAAACAACCCAAGAGAATATACTACCTTCTTAATTAATGTACCAATTCCTGTGTACCACAAGAGTACACATACACCTAATATAGCTGCAGCAATAAAGCCGTAGCTAAGTAGGTCTGCCCACCAAGGGGTACTGTCTTTTATATTACCTAAGACACCAGCAATATCCTCAGATTCACCAAGGATATTACGGGCATGTTTGTGGGCGACTACGATGTCATTTGTATTTAATATCTGTAAAGCATTTGTTTGAATCTTATAAGTGCTTGTAGATATCTCATTAACAGATGAACACCCTGTAAGAAAAACTAGTAAGAATATCTTACGCATTAATCCCTTTCTAGCATCTCAATGCGATACCGTAGTTCCTTCAACTCAACCATTACAGCCACCATGTTCTTTCCTAATTCAATATCAGTCTTAACTAGATCTCTAGTTATGTCTTTTAATAGAAGAAGTTCTGCCATGCTGTTGTCGATTTGAGCCTCCCTTTTGCCTAGGCGTATAATAACAGTAACTACCCCAATGGTGAGAATAGCTAATTGTAATACCGAAACATAGATACCAATGTTATTCTCATTCATGGGTTATTCCTTAAGCTATACGCATTAAAATAAGTTCTACTACTGCTCCACCACCACCATGAAGTTGATATGTAGTACCACCTACATCACCAGTTAAAATACTTCCTATAGATGTTTTATTGAATGTTCCAGTAGTATTCATAGAATTATAATCCAAGCGACAAGCTAGCATTTCTGCAATTGGAGATGCAGTTCCAAATAACTGAGTTTTGGTATAGTTAAAAGTTGTAGTGCCTGATGTTTTTATTTGCTCAAGAATTATAATTTGATGACCTTCAAGTACAGTAAGATTTGAAGCTCTAAAACCACCGCTTCCGAGATTTATTGGAAAATATTTTGGTACATTAACAGTCATACCACTAGTAGTAAGAGCGAGAGGTGTAGTACTATCTCCTGATGTTATTCCTCCTACCACATATTGTCTTATAGGAATCTGCATAAGCAATTTTTTAAGTGTGATATTAGCGTTTGTATCACTTATACTATCTATAGCACCATCAACATAAGTCTTATTGGTTAAATGAGAACCTTGCGATGGAGCTAGAGCAGCAGTAATTACACCATTAGTACCAGCACCAGTGCTAGTAATAACTAAACCACCAGCTATAGTAGAAGCAGAAGCACCATTAACACTTATACCACCGGAATTAACAGCAAGACCACCTTGAGAAATAGTAACTTGATTAGCAAATACAGCAGTACCAGTAGGGGAAATCTGAAGCGAAGTAGCACCTGCAGAACCCGTAACAATAAAGTTACCAAGAGCAGAACCAAAGATTTGGCTGTTTGCACCTGCGTTGCCACCAGTGATAGACATGTATGTACTGCTAAGTCCAGCAATTGCACTATTCATTACACCCTTAGTAATAATAGCATCATTCTCTGCGGTTAGTGTTGTGTTTGCAGCATTACCAACTAAGAATGCTCTTCCATTAGCAGGAGTGCGGAGAATAATATCTCCAATTTGATTAGCACCTGTTGCATCACCTGCGCTATTAATAGAAGTAAGAGCTGCACCCGCTGTGTTACCAAGAGCAATTTTACAAGGGGCATTACTAAGAGCAAGTGTGCTACTAAGAGTTACTGCACCACCAAGGGTAGTTGCATTACTGCCAGTAACAGTTAAAGGTCCCGCAATACTTACAGTATCATTTATTGTTGTAGTACCACCAGCAGAATCTATGATTAGATTACCAGTACCAGTAGCAGTATTAATCGTATTAGTACCTAAAGTAATATTACCAAGTCTAGCTGTACCAAACTGAACATCACTACTAGTTCCAATATTTTGTGGTAGAGTTAAAGCAACTGAATCAATTGTTCTTGTTGCAGTTATTGCATTTGCTCCAGCACCAGTAACGGCTGTTACAGCCTGACCCGCAGCAAGGGTCGTAGCTATAGATATAGCACTTCCTGTAAAAGTAGTAGCAGACGAAGTTACTGCACCTGTTAGAGTAATAGCTCCACCGGGAGTTAAAGCTGTAGCTGTTGCTGCATTACCTGTGATAGAACTATCAAGATAAGCAAGAGTTTTTACTGCAGTCCCATCAGGACTAAATTGTAGACTACCACTTAAATTCCATATATCCCCAGTTGTTCGTGTTGTTACAGCAACACCAGATGGAACATTTAAACTAGCAACACTTGCAGTTGATGCAAATGTCTTTAGCTTGCCCGTCATGGTTTGAGTACCATCAAGCAGCATTGAAAGACCCTTAAGATCACTTACTGCTTTAGAGTTAGCTAAAGTTGTAGTAGAGTTACTACTAGTAGAATCACTTCGGGTTACTGAAATTAAACCACTAGTGTTTGTTAAGCCAGCAGTAGTGTCAATTTTAACACCACCAAGTTGTGTTGTAGATGCAGTTGGTAAAGATAGAGCACCTGTTCCGGTGTTTAAACTTAAGCCACTATTAGCAACTACATCAACCATTACTTGACCAAGAGTAGTGTTTCCAGCAATCGGGAACACAACATTAACAAGACCACTGGAAGTAGATAAAGTAGAACCTAGTTTAATACCACCTATTTGCGATGAAGTAGCAGGTCTGAGAGCAATAGCACCCGCACCAGATACACTAATACCACCTTCAGTTCCAGGAACAATAGAAACTAAACCAGTTGCGCTTTCGGTGGCTGTTCCACCAGCAACAATACGAGATAGACCAAAGTTTCTAATAGTAATATCGCCTGTTGGCGTAGCATTAACATACACATTTAATACTTTAGTTGCACCGCCGCTAGTATCTAACCAGAAGTAACCATCATATACAGCATTAGCACCAGACGCGGTAGCATTAGCTATATTAGGAGTAAAGATTCTAGTACCACCAGTACCTTCAACTAGCATCATTGTTGCACTAGTTGCATATAGTACATTTGTAGGATCTACAAAATTAAACTGATAGCGTATATAACTTGTAGTAGCTGGTGTATTAGCTGAAATAGCATTAGCAGATGCCCAAGTTTGTTTGAAAACCTGAGGAGAAGAAGTACCAACTAGTTGTTGTCCACCTGCATTTAAAATTGCGGTTTCAATATAACCAAAGTTAACTGCATCGTTGGCTGACAAAGAGCCACTTGGACGCATAATTAAATCAGTAAGATATTTAGTACCCGCACTAAGATTAGCACCAGTAGCATAGATTGCATTGGCTTCTAAGTAACTCTTTGTGACTACATCATTAGCGTTAGTTGTAGCTCCAACATTAGTAATTGGTTTACCACCTGCATTTAATATACCAGCAGCTGATAAGTAAACAGCATTAGTAGTAAGGCGAGTATCAATAGATCCGGTAAGATTTGCACTTGAAGTAAAGTTTGTATCTACATAACCTCTAGTTGCAGCATCTGAAGGATCAACTGGCGCACCTAAGTTTATAATCTTTTGTGAGTTAAGAGTTACATTTGCTATAGGAGCAGCCATTTGATTCAGTTTGCTTGTCTGAACTGCCGTATTAAAGTCTGAAACATTACTAGCTGTAATACTACCACCGGATACTGCGGTCACACGACCAAGGGTATCGACAGTAATACTATTAGGGATACTAGTTACTGTGGTTGCTCCACCACCACCAGCAGAAACGGCAGGTAGATTACCTGCAGTAAGAACACCACTAACTGCATTAGCATTAACAGTAGTAATATCTGCAGCAGCTAAAGTTCTATCTGAAGCTAGTGTAATACGACCCTGAGCATCTATGGTTATTTGTGGAACTTTAGTATTAGCACTGCCATAAGTATTTGCGGTTACAGTTGTATTGGGAAGATCACCAGCAGCTAAATTACGATGTCCAACAGAAGTGATTCTTCCTTTGGGATCTACAGATGCATAGATTATGTTGTTTGTATTGGTAGCAGTTGCTGAACCATAAGGTGTAATTACACTAAGGGAATTAGCACTAGGTAAAGCAGCCTCAGGAAGAGTATAGGTTACTCTTGAAGCAGAAAGTTTTTCTAAAGGAATAGTTGCGTCTGTAAATAGAGCTGGGTTTAAAGTACCCGTTGTTATGTTACTTGCATTACTAATCTGACCCATAGTAGCGGCATCTTGAGCACTAGAACCATTAGCCAAGTTAATTAACTTAAGGGTACCAGCATCATAATCCCCAGAAAATACAGGAGGACTAGAATTAAGACCTGTTCTATGTAAGGTTCCATTAATTATACCACTAGCTACAGCACCTAAATTAACAAGAAAAGTATTTGCAGAAAAGCTAAGACCTGAAGAATCTATAATATTTTGGTTATATAGTGTAAATGCTGGCGAGTTAACATCTTTGATGTAATTGTTATTCATCTTTAGATCGCCCTGTCCAAGGAAAGGACCATCTACTGCATTCTCGTCATACTTTAAAATAGCTTCATTACGAAACTTTGCTACTAACTCTTGAATGTTAAATTTTAATTGATCAAACTGTAAGTTTAATTGGGTGGTAGTTAATCGTGTACCGGGTGCAAATGTTACAATACTATTTATTGAAGGAGTCTTACGCCGAATATAAACTATATCTGCTTGTCGAGTAATACCACCTACCTGTGAAGAAGTAGCTTGAACAGTTGGAATATCAAGATTGGGTCCGCTAGGAAAGTCATAACTCCTAGAGTAAGGATAATATAAACCATTCTCCTCATAAAGTGGAATAGTAGAAAGATCTTTAAATGTTAATACTTTTGTCTGTTCATTAATTGAATACCAATTCTTTGGAAAAATAAACATCTCTCTACGATTAGCAATAGTAAAAGAGTAGTTACCAAATTTAGTATCATAACCTGTATCAAACACTCGTTCTACTTCAATCTGATCAATTAAAGGAATGTTTGGTAAAAAAGCTAATGAGCTTAGGTCAAATATTCCAGATGCGACCGATGTATTTCCTGATCCCTGAAAAACCAATGTTGTTGTTGCTATATTTAAATTATCATATGTTGTCATATGTGTCTCCGTTAACTGTCAATGGTTGTGTATTTCTGTTTAAACTTACCCTTGAACTCCATGTTTGTAATATTAACTGGAGTTGGGTATTCACTGGTAATTCTAATAGTAGTTGAATCTGAGTACCCAAGAATCTTGGATACAAACTCACCTTGCTTTTGGAATATCTCTAGAGGTAAAGTATCTTCATAGATTGTATACTCCGGTCTTGTTGGAATATAGCTTGTTGTGAATGCGGGTCTACCTCTATGGGTTACTTCGATATCATATGGTCCAGTGAAGTAGTGTCTAAAGATAGCACTACGAATATTCAATACACCATCAATAATATTATTATTCTCATCGCGTACAAAGAGAGTACTAAGTTCTACATTCATCTTAAACTTAAGACCAATGTATACATAGTAGTTTGATACAGCGTAGTTAGCACCAATGACTACAATCTCTGTATACTGTCCTCCATTAGCATCTGTTTTATTAGTTACACTAAAAGGTTGTATAGCTACATTACTTAAATCTTCACTATCAGGAGTGCCGTTATTTAAATATCCCTTAAAGAGGACAACAAAGTACTTATCCGTTTCAGTTATATTAGTATGTCCGGGTATGCGATAAGTTGTCATTGCTGTGTATGGATCATACTTCGCATTGTAAAAAACAGGTTGATTATCTGAACCAATAATCTTCATCTTAAACATGCGATCAAGACGAGGAACATATACATCCTCATTTAACATGTAGTTACGATAAAGATAATAAGCATAGGTATTACTACCCAGACTAGTTTCTCGTTTACTGACAACATACATGTTATTAGCAAAGCACTGTAGTGTCTCAATAGAATCTGTATCATCTAGGATATAGCGATAGAATGAATTCTGTACAACCCTATCCCCACTAAACCGATTGACATAACCATAGATATGGTTCCGCTGGTCATCATCTACAAACAGCAGTGTGTCCTGTGCGGGAGCTGTGGCTGCAGTCCTGTAGTTCTTTGGTAGATAGCCAGCTGCTGTGCTTGAAACCTCTACAGCAGAGGCGTAGCCCATTGTACCCTTACCCGTAAACAGGAAGAGCTTCTGGGAATCAAAGAAGTATAGACGCGATCCAATAAACTGTGGGTCTAGGATAGGCGCAGTACCATAGTAGGTAACCGGGGCTACCGCTACATTGCTTGGCGACAGTTCCATACCTGCGGCAGACATCAATTGGAATTGAATGTTAGCCTTAGTATTAATAAACATATACTCTTCAAAGGGAGTCATACTTGTGATCTCACAGTAGCTGTTTGAAGAAACACGAATGTCAATAGGATCTGTGGTGATAATATTCTCTGCATCCTTAAGGAAGAGTGATTCATATTCACCCATCTCAGATGAAAAGATAACATCATCAGCGGAGAACCATAGTCTATCTTTAAAGACTGCGATAGAATTAATCTTTACATGCTTAAGCTTTTTGCGGTCTACGGTCTTAAAGATACTCGGTCCCGGATTGGTTGTCTTGTCACCTGTGGTTCTAGCAGACCACTTGATTGGCTCAATGTTCCATGCGGTTACATTGGATGAATCAATAGATACCACAAGCTTCTGTGGCATTCTTCGTGGATCAATGTAAGAGTGTTCATCAGGTGTTCTAATCTTCTGGAGATAAGGTCTACCTGTTGTGGTGATTGCTGTTGTGTGTGTTATGGTATTAGGACCAACTACAGTGACACCCGAATAAGTATAGATACCTTTAGTAGTATCATTTGGATCATAATAATAAGTCTGCTCAGCTGGGTTCCAACTAATGACTCTATAGTATCCACTTGTGGTATTAAGATATGGGTTGAGTGTGAAGAAAATCTTACCACGACCCTTGATAATTCCATTAAGAAGAGTGTCACTATCATAGAGAGACTCAAGCATTAGCTTAGCAGTGTTATCTGTGGGACTACTTAGTTTAGAATTATTAGAAAACCAATCATCCTTTTCAGGTGGTAGTCTAATGGTAGATAAATCATCTACACGACTTCCTAAGTAAGCTTGAGCTGTATTATAGTAATAGTAATCATCAGCAGAGATATAATCTGCATTGGTTATATTAATCGTGTAAGTAGTACTTGCAGTTGCATTGCTACCAGTAATAGCAGGAGAAATGGTGGCTACTTTAGTTTGACCTACATATCCTGTTATAGTATATGTCCCTTCACCACCACCATTAGCAAGAACAATTAACTGTCCTTTATACGCATCATTTGTGATAGATGCAGATGCTGCTAATTGTATTGTAGTTGCTGTAACAACTGAAGTAGCGGTTAAGCTTCCTTTAACTTCTAATGATGCAATATCAATTGTGTATTTGGTAGTTGAATTGTTAGTGTTTTGTGGAAATACCACTCCATTAACAAGTGTGGCTTGTCTAGTTGCACCAACATAGTCTGCTATTCTAAGTGCATTACTTACTTCTCCATTAGCAAAAGTTGCCCTAATTGTCATCCAATTATAAGCATCATCTACATTAGAAGCTGCATTAGATAAATGAATATGAGAAGTAGAACTTCCACCAACTGTTTGTGATATACCAGTTATTAGCGCAGGTCGCCACCCAAGTAAAACATCATCTTCTGTACTTGGTAGAGTATCCACACCCGTGTCAAATACCTTGGCAACCTTAGCTGCCGTATAGTATTTAATCTTACGACCATTGACATCTGGAGTTGTAGTGACATCTCCGTTTAAATCAAATAACATACCATCAGTATTTACATCCCCAGTAACATCAGAACTGAATCCCGCTCGTACATTCTTATTAAGAACAACTACGCTTGATCCCAATGATACAGCCTTAAGGGATTCCTTGGCTGTCTTGCTGTTGGGGTTATGTGTGATGTATGCACGGCTAGTTGCACTGACTACAGCCTCAGTATTCTGATTAGCTGGAGTTAGATCTTCCCACTTACCTGTAGGGTAGACTCTAAAAATATAAAATAAATTATGAGCAGTTGTGGTTGCACTAAAGTCAACCACAACAAGGAATGTATTCTCTTCATTAATACTGTACCAGTAGTACCATAGATCATGGGTTGATGGCACAGCTGCTAGGGAATACAAATCTAATCGAATAGCATTGGATGAGGTATCCCATGAGGTAGCTTCGGCTGCAGACTTCTGCGGTACAATCTCAAAGCCGGGTCGCTTCTCAAAGTTACGCTCTAGGGAAACTAAAGCATTGTCAATATTCTCTGCTTCGTTTGGTTGCCGTCTATTAGGCGACTGTCTACCAACAGAGTTGGTTGTGAAGACAGGAAGTTTGGTCGAGGCATACCCAGCCTGTGGGCTTCGTCTGCGAATAGCCATTAAATACCTCCGGTACTCCAGTACCTAAAACGGGTTGAATCACTAAAATAACGAGTACGCAGGGCAACATCTCGAATCATATTATTATTGTTAAAGATGTTTTTCTTCTTATCATTAATATCTGAAGCTCTGCTCTTAAGATTAAAGAGCTGCTCTTGGTAGCCTAAGAAAGCATCAGTTGCTTCATCACCCTGAGTAATACTCTGGTAGTGACGCATAGCAGTAGCCATGATGGCTCTCTGTACTGAAGTCTCTAGGTTTTCCCAAGGGAGCTTCATAGTGAGTTCAATGTAATAAGGACCTTTACTAGCTTCCCATACATCTGTATCATCAGTAATATTCCACATACGAGCAGGGGATGCATTGTTTAATACTCGTGCTTTAATAAGCCAGTTATCTTTATTCACATGCTGTGATACTAACTCAGCAGCAAGGATACCAGACTCATCAGAATCTGGAGTCGGTAAAACAATATAGCCATCTGCCATAAGTTCAAACTTACGGATGTATTTGTTATTAGCAAGACCTCTCAGTTGATGATCAATGCTAGCTTGTTCGAGGA